CAGCTCCTGGCCTAAGCATTGTTATCGTGGAGCCAGCAGTAATTCTGCAGCACCTATTCAGGACCGATCAAATACCGGAGCCGTAGTAGGCGCCGTTGCAGGTGGCTTGCTGGGCAGCACCATAGGACATGGAACGGGCCGTGTAGCTGGCGCTGCAGTTGGTGCAGCTACTGGAGCCATCATTGGTGACCGTATGCAAAATCAGGATGGCTGTGTAGAGCGTCCTGGTCCAGCTCCAATCCGTCCCGCAGGAAGCAGATGAAACGCTTTCTGCGTTTACTGGGACGACTTATAGAGCGTATGGGCGCGTATAGCGCACCAGAATATGCTGGACCTTTGTACACAGATGCCTCGCCCGAATACAACAAGGCATCATTTCGTGTTGGACCTGCATTTAGTTGCGATGAGATCAACCAGTTTGTCTGGCCTCTGGATGGCTGGAGTCGAAAAGTTATCATGCAAGAAATTGAGAAGTTGAACATTGCCTGGGAATTCGAAGAAACCAAATTCTATGCCATGACTGCTCCACCAAAGATTCGAATTCCAGATATCGAGCAGTATAGAATACTGACAAAACATTTGTCATCCATGTCTCTAACACTTGAAGAAGTTGAAAAAAGGAAATAATTATGACATTACCTAGTAGCCCTGCAGATCGTAAAGCCATTCGTGATGCCCTTTCAGAAATCTCGGGTAGTATGACACGCATTGAAGCCGAGCGAGATTTTATCAAAGAAGCCATAGCCAATACCTGCGAGAATTTCCAGCTCAACAAGAAAACCTTTCGTCGCATGGCCAAGGTCTTTCATAAGCAGAATTTTACCCAGGAGCAGCAGGACCACGAAGAATTTGAAAACCTGTATGAGACCATTACAGGCACCACTAGCATGAAGGATGCCGCATAATGGAACGTTATATTCTAGAGGTCAAGTATGTGGATAAGATGCATCGAACAAGGAAATCGACCATCGAAGGAGTGTACAGGTCTCTGGAGGAAGTTCAGGAACGTGTAGGTGCGTTCATGAACAAGCCCAAAGAAACAGGGCTGCGGCGTGAATACAGTGTACAGACTCATGTTGATCCCGCGCATTCTTGGGTTCTAAATCACTGATTTCATTGCCGAAAAATGCTTGACAGACTGACTCGAAGGTGCTATAATCATGGCTTGAGTGAGAGAACATATGAACAAGCCAATCAAAAAGCGCAACCCCTTGGCCCAGGAACTCTGGAGCAGCAAGTACATTCGTACGGTGGAGAACAAGCGTGTCTATAAACGTGCTATCAAGCATCGCCACCAAACTGAAGGTTCGTGTCGCCTACGTGAATTGGGCTAATAGTTTTTGTATACGTCTGGTTCACGCACCATCCTATGGTTTTGAACAGACCTTATACGCAGAGTACGTAGACAATATCTTTCATGTCAGAAAACTTGAGCAGGATCTAATCAATGAAATCACCAATCTTAGAAGTTTTACAGAGCCTAGCCAACGACTCATCCAGACTCGCTAAGGAGGCAATCCTTCGCAATCTGAAACCCAATTCAGATTTCTGGGATGTTGCAAAGCTGGCTCTGGACCCTTTCATCAGTTTTTATATCAAGAAAATTCCTGCGCACACCAAGTCGGACAACGGCGAACTCAGCCTGACCGAAGGCCTGGACTTGCTGAGTCGACTCAGTAGTCGTGAACTGACTGGTAACGCAGGCATTGATCATCTGGTTTTCATTCTGGAGAACGTGAGTGCCGAAGATAGCCTGGTTATTGAGCGAGTCATTGCAAAAGACCTCAAATGCGGAGTCAGTGAAGCAACCATCAACAAAATCCGACCCAACCTCATCCCTACCTACCCCTGCATGTTGGCCTCTGGGTTCGACGTCAAGCTCGTCGAAAAAGTCAAGTTCCCAGCCCTCTGTCAGCTCAAACTGGATGGCATGCGCTTTAACGCGATCATCCGTGACAAGAACACCATAGAACTTAGAACGAGAAATGGGCGTGAGGTCATTCTTCCTGAGGGCCGTGGTTCGAGCTTACTATTGGATGCGTTTTCTCGGCTGGCTGCGAAGTATGATTATGATATTGTTTTTGACGGCGAGTTGCTTGTGGTTGACCAAGCTGGTAACCCGCTTGATAGAAAGACTGGCAACGGCATTCTGAACAAGGCAGTCAAGGGCACCCTTAGCGATGCCGAGGCTCAGATGATCAGAGCTACACTCTGGGATGCGATTCCTCTAAAGAATTTCTATCGTGGTGTGTATCCAGTACCTTATGGAAACCGTTTTGGGCTGCTTAGCAGCGCCCTGGCTGTGGCCAAGGGACAGGCAGCAACAGGTCATCTCATTGACCTAGTTCATACTGTTTCCGTGAACAATGACTACGAAGCTCAGTCCGAATTTCGTAAATGGTTGGAGAAAGGTCAGGAAGGTACAATTCTCAAAACCCTGGACAGCATCTGGGAAAATAAGCGTAGCAAGCATCATATCAAGTTCAAGGGCGAGCTCGAGGCAGACCTGGTCATTGTTGACCTAGAGCGTGGCACTGGAAAGAATGCAGGACGTCTGGGTGCTTTGGTCTGCGAATCCGCAGACGGTGTAATCAAGGTCAATGTTGGCAGCGGTTACTCAGACAACCAGCGCACAGCACTCTGGGCACAGGGCCATGATTTAGTTGGTCGTGTTGTCACTGTGAAATACAATGCCAGGATCAAAGACAAGTCCAGTAAACAGGAAAGTCTGTTCTTACCAATCTTTGTAGAAGTTCGTTTAGACAAGAATACAGCAAATCATAGCAAGGAGATCCAATGACCTATTCGGCCCAGGATTATTTGGATGAAGATGGATATCCGACTGAAGATGCTCTTGACAGAATTGAGCATTGGTATTACAATGACCCCAAGGGCTGGTTCAAGTTTATTGAGAGCATCTGGCATCTCAAAAGCTGGGGCTGGACTGAGCTCAAAAGAGCTGAGTTAGATTCAGTAGATAAGATCATGTTTCATATTAGTACTGCTGGTTGGTCTGGCAACGAGGATATTATCAGAGCCATGCAACAAAATCATATTCTTTGGAGTGATACCTGGGTTGAAAGCCGTCGTGGCGGACATTATGTTTTTGAAATGGAAGAAATTGAATGAGCAAAATTATCAAGACCTTCAGAGTTGGCGATGTAGAAGATCCGCATTTGGTGGCTAACATGACCATTGCTGATCTCCAGTCCAAGAACGAATTGCCAGAGCATAATCTAGGCTATAGAATGTGTCTAAGCCAGCCAGATGGCATGAGCTGGACTGTGGATGTTATTGATCATACTCTGGACGGTCCTTTACAAGATTTGCATGAGAGCTTTAGCCAAAGAGCTGATGCCGAGAAAGCTGCTTCCGAAAAATTCTGGTCAAGTCTATCAGCAGAGCAACAGCTCCAGGCCTTTTGTGCTGTCACGCGGAGGATACATGATGGCGACGTCGAGCAGCGTGGAAGCTATAGATATGTACTCTATGATGTGTTTGGCTTTGGTCCTGAGGCCTATGAGGCAGCTATGCTAAGTGGATACTTTGACATTCACAATCTAATTTTTGATGGTCTGGAAGCAGAGTCCAAGGAATCAAATGACCATGATGCGCAGTGAGCTTCCCGTCGCTATGTGGTCTTTGGCACGACGCTATCGTGGACGTGTCTCCAGAGTCAAGGACAGATTCAAACTTGGCGGTCCACGATATGTTAGAAATAGGAGAGACAGTCTCCGTCCCAAGTTTCATGAAGATGATTGGTATAACCCTTTTATGGTGAGAAAAATGCGTGAACAAGCACAAGAAGTTGCAGACCCAAATAGTCCTTTCCATCTGGGGCTTAGCAGTGTCGATGATCTGATCACCTCAGACATCATTCACAAGCGTTGGAAAGAAGGGTTGACTGTTGACTATGAAAAAATTAGTCTAATGACTGAGCCCAGAATGTTTCTAAAGTTCGTGGACGCCATGAACATACGGCCCGAGCGTCGTTTCATCATCAATGAAGAACAGGGCCTGTTAGTATATTCAGGTCTGAACTACTGGGAATACAATGCTGACTCAAGTACTGTTCGAGTACGTCTGGTTGGCGATACCGATTTCATACAAAAGAATCGTAACCTATTGTCTGAGAACTTCAATGTTGCCGAATGCTTCATTGAATGGATGTACAGCGCCGATGGTAACAGTGCCACAGTACCTATTACCAATGAGCGCAAGCCTGTTGGCGAAATGTATCCTTTCATAGATGAGGACCTATATAATTTCTATGATCGTTACATGGACAGCTCCGCGAGTGTGCTGGTTCTGATTGGTCCACCAGGAACTGGTAAGACTACCTTTATTCGTGGTCTGCTTCAGCAAACCAAGACCAATGCCCTGGTTAGCTATGATGCCAACATCCTAGAGAAGGACTATATCTTTGCCCGTTTCGTCGAAGGTTCAAACTCAGTCATGGTTCTGGAAGATGCCGATAACTTCCTGGGTAACCGTACTGATGGTAACAGTGTCATGCACAAGTTCCTGAACATTGGTGATGGACTGATTACCACCAAGGGCAAGAAAATGATCTTTAGTACCAACCTGCCCAGCATCAAGGACATTGATCCTGCGCTGATTCGTCCAGGTCGTTGCTTTGACATTGTTGAGTTTCGTCCTCTGAAACCCGAGGAGCAAAATAATCTGGCAAAGCGACTTAACCTGGTGGATTACAAGGCCAGCACCGAAGATCGTACACTGGCTGAAATTTTCCATACACAGATTCAGAGCAAGAAAATCACCAAACGTACCATGGGCTTTTACTAATGTCTGGAGCAAATCTCCATAATGTTGTTCAGTTGTTCAACACCAAACGCATTGAGCTCTTTGACGAAGAACAGATCTTCGTTACCATAGCAGCCATCAATGTGTTTGGTGCGGCAACACATGGAGTGGCTACTGAGAAAAATTTGCATCGTTATGAACCTGAATTTGTTATATCATGTCTTT